CTCAACTACAAAATCAAAAACCGCGGTCAGTCCATCCACCAACGGCCCTATGATCTTCTCAACTACAAAATCAAAAACCGCGGTCAGTCCATCCACCAACGGCCCTATGATCTTCTCAACTACGAAATTAAAAACCGCAGTTAAGCCCTGAATAATAGGCTGTAGAACTTTGTTCCATATCCACCTCCAAGTGCGCGTTAGTGCATCGAGAAACTTCTGCCAGAGCCCGGTGATTACTACGTTGGCCAACTCAATCGTGGCCTGGATAGCGTCGGGCACATTCTTAGAATCCCCCAGTCTCTTGGCTGCTGACGCCGCTGCGTTGAGGTCGAGAACTTTGAACACCTGCGAAGATTCTTTTGCGACAGCTTTCCCTAGTTTAGATATCCCTTTTTCCAGCTTCCCTGGAAGGTCACCAATAGCAGCTATTGGAGAGCCCTTACCAAAATTAATTCCACCGAATATTGCGCCGAGTCCGCGCTTAAGTCCGTTGATAATTCCGTTGACGATTGCCATCACAAGACGGGGAAGCATTTTAAGAAATGCCCCGGCAATCTTTTCAAGCCCGCCCCCGATTAAGAAATCTATAAAGGCTGCGGTAATCTCGTCCATCGCGCCGATAATTCCGGTCATAAGAGATTCCACAATGTTTGGAATCCACTTTATGATCGACATAACGATGCCAGGAATAGCCTGAATAAGTTGGGTGATTATTTGCGGGATGGCTTTAAAAAGCTCATCAATAAGCCCTGGAATAATGGAAAGAAACTTATCAATCATTCCTGGAAGTGCAGCAAATATTTTCCCGGTAAGCTCGGGAAGCCTCTGCATAAAATTAGTAAGCGCAGCCGCCACGGAATCCACCAGCGCTGGGAAAGCGTCGATCAGCTTCGTGATCATCCCACTGACCCCGGTCATTAGCTTATCGACTACTCCGGGGGCTTTTTCGGCAAAATTCAACATGCTGTTGAGCAGTGCATCAAACGCCTTCATGAGCAGGTCGGGTAGCTTATCTATCAAATTATTGAGCGCATCGGCCAGCTTCTGGATAAACTCTGGATCAAACATCTTGGCCACCACGCCCATGATGTGGCCAAATAGGCTGCCCATCATGCCCGAAAACTTAGCAAACGCTGCTGTAACCTCCATGACATTTTCAGCGCTGCTAGTTTTAAATTTTTTGTCGAAAAGAATAGCCCCGCCAAGAATCGCCCCGCCAACCAGGTTGGCGGAACCCTTCATGAAGCCTTTCCAGGAGTTGAAGAACTCTCCAGCACCCTCCGCAAATGCGGCGATAGTCTCGGCCGCCATCATATCGATGTTGGTCCCAAACATTTTATTGAAAGCAGGCAACGCCGCGTTAATTGCTTTACCAATTTCTAAAGCCGTGTTTCCAACAACCTGCGCTACCGGGTTCATCCTGCTAATGTTAGCTGCAGCGTTGGCAAGAATCTTCATGTCCGCAACTTGCTTCTCTAGCTCTACTTGCTTCTTTAAGTCGGCAATAATTTTGTCGCCTAGCGGACCCGCAAGCTTACCTTCCAAGAAAAGCTGGTTTTTCTTTTCTTCTATTATTGCAAGCGTAGCTTCTAGCTGCTGCTGGATGCCTGCTACTATCTGGTCTTGGTCGTCAAGAAGCTGGATATTTAGCTTAGAGTTTTCAGTTCCCAGGTCTTGGAGTATCTTGAACTGCTCGGCTTCCATCTTGTTAGCTTCGTCGAGGATTCTCTTCACTTCTTCGGCAGCACGCTTCTTAATCTCGGTGAGCTTCTTTACTGCCTCGGCCTCGTTGTTAGCAGCAATCGCCGCTTGCAGCTTTTTATACTGTTCTAGATCGTGGCCGCGAAGCTCTGCCAGCTTGCCTTGACCCTCCATGGTCTTAGCAAGCTGCTTTAGTTCTTCGGTGCCCTTAGCTCTAATCGCCTCAACTTCCCTGTCGTTAAGCTCCAGAGCCCTAATAGCTTGGTCATTGATAGCCTTAGCAAGATCCTCTACGCCCTTCTTACGAAGTTTCTGAATCTCAAGGGCACTTCTTTGAGTTTGTATAGCTGCTTTTTCAATGTCGTCAGCACTAGCTGGTGACGGAGCATTCTCTACTTTGACGCCTTCTTTGCTGAGAAGCTTTCCTGCGGAGAATTTCACGATGTTCTCAGGAGTCGGCATGATAACTTCTGCACCGATCTTGAAAACTCCAATGTTCCGCAGGTTGTTTAAGAGCTTGGTGGACTCCCGGAACTTTTCATTAGCCCTGTCGAACTCATCCCCCAGCACGTCGATTTTTAAGCTGGCCATGACTTCATCAGAAAGCTTCATGGACCCAGCGAAACCCCTCATCATTTTCTCAAGGGCCACTGCTGTACGCATCACGCCCTTGTTGAACTCTTCGAGTCGCTTAGGAGCGAAGGTTCGCGTAAAAGCAGTATCGAGCTGGTACATCTCAGCAACCAGCTTTGCCTTCTGAGCAGCCAGTTCCTTAGTGCGAGCTGTGGTGTCGGTGAACAAGCCCTTCACTGAGTTCAGCATGAGCTGATACCCCACGCCTGCCATCTCCAGGGCCTTGCCAATCTCAAGCCAGCCAATCACCACTACCTTTGCACTCTCGGTCATGGTGCGAGTGAACAGCATAATGATGCTCACATGGTCTTTGATCGCCGTAGCATTCTTCCCCGTGGCGTCTGTGAGCGCTTCAGTCTTGGGAATCAAGAAGGCAATCTGGGTCTGCAGTTCTTCGAAAGCCTTGGAAGCAAAGTAGATGGCCCCAATTACCGCTGAGCCGGTTATAAACAATGGATTAGTTACAATGGCCACAGCGAATTGAACTAGAGATGCAGTGGCAAGCGCAGCGCCACGGGCTATGGTTATCCACCCTGCCTTGGTGAACAACATACTAGCTACGAAGGCGTAAACTCTTGCCGTAGCAGTAGTTAGAATCAGTACAAAGTTCCTGTAGGCCGCGACCGTCACTGGGATCGCGATCTGCCCCAGCGCTAGGAACACGTCTTTGAGGCTTTTGATGGCAATAACCTGGATACCCAGGCTCTTGGAGACGGTGCCCAAAACAATATTTAAGACACTTTGGAATACCGCGCTCTGCTTAACTGCGAGGTTAAGCAGATCGAACACGCCTTTGAGAGACGTGATAGTGATAACCATAGAAATAAACATGCCAGCCAGCTTCAGGGTCACGGCCAGAATCTCTACGAATGAACCCACCACGTCGAAAACCACGTCTGGAAGCGCTGTGAACCACTGCACTACCGTTGACTGCGCCCGTGCTAGATCCACAAAGAAAAAGCTGGTGCTCCCGAGCTTAGCTTGTAGTAGCTCGATAGATTGTTGGTATTGCTTAGTAGCGCCAGCAAGTGTGTTGAGCTGGTTTGTTGCACCGCCCACAAGGGGGATGGTCTGCTCCATAAGCACATTAAGGGCGACTTGCGCCTTCTTATGCACGTCGAGGTTGGAGATTACAAGGTTTTGTTGCTTGGCGTATTTGGAATGTTGGAGAGCGGACTCTGTGAGGAAGATACCCATGTCCTGAAGGGATGCCGCGTTACCTGCTAGACCGCGTGCGATGGCCAAAGACACATGCGCAAGGTCCATTCCAGTCACTGCGGCAATATCTCCAGCACGCTTTAGGAGCGCCGCGTTCTGCTCCGCAGTAAGGCCAAGCGCCGCACCCTCAGCAATGAGGATCTTGACTGATTTCTGAATCTCATCAATACCGAAGTTTGTGGTCTGAACCATTACCCCGATAGTATCGTTCCACTTTTCCAAAGATCCCACGGCGCTGACGCCCATGGTCTTTCCAAACCCTCTGACGGTGAACTCGAAAGCCGCCGTGATCGTCTGCATCCTCGCAAACTTAGCTTCCCACTGGTCCGTTACCGCGAGCAGTTTGTCACCAATTGTTGAAATCAAACTCCCTAGCACGCCTATGAGGATCGTGGTGCCTGATGCAAGGCTAATCGAGAACACACCCGCCATCTGTAGGGCCGAACCTATCGTCTGCAAAAATGAATTTTCGGTCTGCTTCAAGGCCGTACCCAGCCCGAGCATGCCCGCACCTAGTAAGTTCGTGGTGTCTAAAGCTGCAAGGAATCCCTTACCCAGAAACCCTACTTCCTGCCCAAACTTCAGCGCCGAAGTAGTCCCTTTAATTGCAGACTCCACAAAAAAGGCCACGCCTGATGCAAGCTTCTTATCGAGAATGAGCGCCAACTCCAAAGCATATTCTCTGGCCCGAATGATTGCGGGAGCTAGGTTCTTGAAGCCGCTTTCTAAAAGTCCTAGCCCCTTAGCTGCCGCGTTCTGACTTAGCTCTGTAAGGAATGGGAGCACCTTTTTCGCGGATTCGGTAAAGGTCTTAGACACCACGTTGAAGACCGTGACAATCTTCTTGCCGGCAATCTCGGTGATGTATTGCAGCTCTAAGAGAAGCTGCTGCCAACGGTTAATCTGTGCCGCGCCGCCCGTGGCCCCACCGAAAGTACCAAACCAAACATTACGAAATTCGTTAACGATCTTTCCGGTCGTGGACATCACGTTGCCAAGCGTTCGGAACAACGTCTTAAGCCGCCCGAACCCCTCTAACGTCTTGTTGTTGAAAGACACTAGCTCGACAAATGTGCGCTGTACAAACGATGCCGCACTGCTTAGGTTCGTGAATGCCTCGGTAAATTTTCTGGATAGTTCGATCCCGTAGATCTGGACTTGCTGGTAGCCCTGAAAGATCTGTTTCTGCTCGTTAAACGCCTTGCCTACAAGCTGGAAAGTACCCATAAACGCTTGCGCAGCATCCTTGGACCTTTCAAAACCCTTCGATAACCTAGTCATAGAGTCTGCTATGAGTGGCCCTAGGTCGCGCTTGAACGCGAGGATCGCCTGGCTTGCCTGAACGATCTGGCCCGTGAACTGGATAATGGGCTGGAAGTTATTGAAGGCCGCCACGGTCGCCGCTAGCACTGCGAAGCCCTGTGTAGCTTCCCTTGTGCGGTCTTTGACCCGGTCTAGCTTCTTCTCGGTGCGCTCAAACTGGTCGGACAGCTCACTCGTAGACTTGCTGGCTTTCCTGACTGCACGATTCAGTTGCTCGATTTCGTTTTGGGGAAGCTTTTTGATGGCTGTGGCAATTGACTTGTAATCTTTTTCAAGCCTCTTCAGCTCATCCTGGATCTTTCGCGTCTGCTTCGCGTTCTCCGAAAGACTCTTATTTAAATCCTCAACACCACGCTTTGCGGGCTTAGTGTTTACTTCTATATTTACTAAGAGATCTTCCTTAGCCATTTATTTATGCTTCCCTGGTGTGCCCCGTCCTGTCGGCTGGCGTGCCTTCTTATCGTCATCACCTACGAACATCCTAACCCGAGACATAAACTTTAGCCCCTCGTAGGCTGGACCAAACCACGCAAGCAGCGAAACAAACCAGGCTGGTTGATCGGCAATCCCCCCTGCAATAAGCATAGTCTTTTGCTCAACTGCGACAACCATAAGCTCGAAAATGCCAATGGCCTCTTGGTCCCATGTCGCTTTAGCTGGACAAAAACCATAGAGGCCACCCCCTTCGTTAATCCTGACTGGGAAGACGTTGCTATCCTCCGCAGTGAAATCCCACCTGTCCTCCCTACATCTTCGTAGTTTCTGGGTGGGAAGGGGGCAACGTCTGCAATCAAACGTTCTCCCCTTTTTTTCTAGTTTAGCGTGGTCTGTAAACTGTAGCTCAAGAAGTGCCTCTAGCTTTTTTTTGGCAAGTCCGCTGTTCCTTCACCCGCCGAATTACGCCGGGCATTGTAGAGGTCCATCATGACACCGCTGTTGTACAGCGAGTTCACCACGTCCATCGAAGCGTAGCCGTCCTTGTCCTTCTTGAATGCTTCCGCACCTGGGCCTTCCATGCCCACAAGCGCACACCGAACTTCATCCATGATGAAGCTGATGTTGACGCTTGCTTTACCGTCGTCAAACGACACCTGGCTATTCATGACGCGCTTCGTGTCCTTGTAGGGCAACGTGCGCTTCATAATAAACTTGGTGCTAGGACCTTGGATCGGGAGCTTGGACTCATCGAGGTCTTTGAGGTACTGCTCATAGACCTCGTCAGCCACGCCCTTAATCGAAGAGTCTTTGCTAACGATCACAGACACAGTTTTATCAGTGTCCATGTTTAATAAGAATGCCATCCAGTCCCCCTTGTGCTTGCAAAAGTGCTATATCTTTAGAGGAAAGATATAGTTACTTCGTCCGCAAGGTCAAGGCCAGTCTGGTAGGAAGTACCTGTAAAGGTAACAGGAATCGTGCCGGTGTCCGGTACGGAAATCTCAGGAATTGGAAAGATGTTTTTGGGTACTAAGATCTCTAGATGACGACCAGCCGCTGATCCCAAGATCAGCGTGATGTTATCACCCGTAAAGCTCTTTAAGCCGTTGAGGAACTCAACTAGCTCATGGTTCAAGTTCAACTCCAGGGTTAGCTCCGAAGTGAAGCGCCCACCTGGGGTGAAGATCCGACCACCCAAGCCCTCTGCGCCGAAGCAAAAGTCTTGTGGCTCGTGGTTGTTGGTCATGTTGATGGTCGCAGAGCGCACGCAATCTGCGCTGCTGAGTCCTGCAATCGTGATCGAACCCACAAGGCCCGTCTGAGGATTGTTGATCGCGAGCGGCGTGGTCGGCTCGTAGTACACGAGGTATACAGGGTTAACCGTACCATCCGAGTCCGCGAGCACTGCACCAGACAACGTGACCGTGGTCGAGGTCGCCGCAGTAACCGTGCGTGGCGTACCATCGGGCGTATCGGTTGAACGCGTGGTGCCGTTCGACTTGACGATCATGACCTTGCTACCAACTGGGAAGCGCGTTCCCTCGGTTGCTGCCACGGTTACAATGTTTGCTGCGTTAGCAGTGATCGACTTCGACATGCCGACAAGTAACGAGGTCTTAGCCATGCCAGACCATTCAACTTGCGCCTGGCCGTCGCCTGGGAAGGAAGCATTACCGGCTTCTACGAAAGCGCCGGAAGCTTGCTTCGACCAGAGATCGCCCACTTCGAAGATCGAGAAGGTAAGGTCTGGAGCAATCTCACTGGTGTACACCAGCGGCGCAACAGTCGTCTCTTTGCCCATCAAGGACTTGAAGAGGACGCGCATACCAGGGTCAATCTCTGCTGTGCTTGCAGCGCCCAGCGCGGTGTCAATATTGAAGAACGTGGGCAACGTCCAGCTTGTGGTCGTCTTTTGCTTGATGATTGACGTGTGGTGACGGCCAGACTTATGGGGGCTTGATTCAATTGGCTGAGAGAAGTTAACACTCGCGCCATTCAGGGTAAAAATGAAATCGGCACCCGTGGGTGCTTCCAAAATACCGCGAGTGGTTTCTTCTTTAATGAAGATCTTTTGCTCAAGGGCGATGGAGTCATTCGTTGAAGCATAAATCGAAGCGTAATTTTTGGCCACCGCTAGTCCCCTTTGTAAAAGTCAGCATGAACCCGTTAAATTATCATAGTATTGGACAGAAAAATCTATCCTAGAGATGTAATAGGGCTCTAATAAATGTAAGTCGGATATGTTCCCAGTATAGATCAGATGCACCACGCCTGGAATCCCCAAGTTTGGCTGGAGCCAAAGAGCCTGCTCGATGGTTCGCCTAAGCTCAAAGAGTCCCTTCTGATCCACAACCCCCGCTATATCGGACTTCATGATTAATTCTAAAGAAAGATTCCAATCTTTTTTTACGCGCCCGCGCTCGTGGACAATAGTCTGCCCATTGTCCCATATCTGTACGGCTGGTAACTCATGAGCCCCAAAGTCGCTAATTGCCAACTTGATTCGGTCAAAGGACACGTAGTTCACACCGGCTACTGCTGTGGTTACGGCCACCACCCTATCCACAATGTCCGATTCTATGCTCATTTAAAAAGGCCCCTAATTATATCCACAATGTCCGATTCTATGCTCATTTAAAAAGGCCCCTAATTATATCCACAATGTCCGATTCTATGCTCATTTAAAAAGGCCCCTAATTATATCTAGTATGCGACCTTTATGCGTGCGCACTGCTGGACGCAAATAGGGCCTCGCCATAAAACGGTTCCCTTGCACCACGCCTTTGCTAACTCGCGGACCCTTTAGCTTACCCCTATCACGCAGTGCAGCAAACATTGCCCGGCGCTGACGGTCGGTGAAAGGCCCCCCGAACTCGTGCATCGAGGCATACGGGATACCAAAAGATCCCGTGCGCACACCCACGCGGTTGCCATTTTTGTAGAACTCCGAGCGAATGGAGTTAAGAAGCCGCCCCGTGTCAATTGCACCGTGCCCACGAATGTTTAATTTAGCTTGAGACTCAATCAAGAACCCGATTCGCAGCATGGCCTCCCGCAGCTTGGGGGAGTCAGGGCCTAGGCTCCGCATCTTGCGAGCTATCCGGCGTTCAATTTCATCGGCTAGGTTGTTCAAAGGGACTGTAGCCACTGTTACCTCGTGACTAGCGGAATGTCGCCTGTGGGCCATTCCGCCCGCTTGTACGCCAGTAGGGTATCCTGCACAAACTTCGGTAGGTCTTCGCGGTAAGTGACGTTCTCTTGGTTCTTACCCTTGGTCTGGACACCCACACTCTTGTTGTCGCGCATGTCATAGAGAAAGGACACAGCCCAAAGGCATGCCCCCTCCAGTTCGTCTGGGATGGTAGCGAACCCCCCGTCATAGATCGCCTTGATGTTCTTGATCCCGCGAGGGAAGAAGCACCCCTTCATGAGCACCACACCAATGCCCTCGCCCCGAGCCGATAGGTCCAGGGCATAGTCGCCCGCACCCAGCTTGTACTGAGTGTCCGTAAACAGACCGCTGGAGTCTATCCACAGCTCCGATGGCTTAACAACTGGCCATTGGTCTAGCATTATGCGGTTATTGGCGAACCCGTCCTGATACTCGATCAGTCCGGTGCGCTGCTTCAGCTTCCGATCGCAGAAACTCTCTAGCTTACCCGTAGCCTCATTGATCAAACGGGTCACTAGCGAGTCGTAGGTGAGCGTAAGCGGCGGTATCCCCAAGTGCTCCTTCGCCGTTGCCAGTGTCGTCAAAGCATATGCGCTTAGGGCCATAAGTTAGACTTTCTTGTTCGAATAGTTCTTAGCCATTTTAGTAGCCTCGATCTCAGCCTGAGCTTCGGGGCTCACGTTCTCAGCCTGAGCTTTGGACACTGCGCTTCGCTCGAAACAAATACCGAAAGGGCTAGCCATAATAGCTGCCCCCTCGTTGTCACTTACTTCCACGTCCTGCCCAAGCTCGAACGAGCGCGTACCATACTGGGTCTGGCAAACCATGTCTGTCTGGTTTGGGCGAATGAATCGGGTTAGTTTTAGTAGCACAAGACCTCCTATAATAGTCTACCGGCATCCTACTGTTTTAACTACCTCAAGCAAATCACCATTTATCCAAAGGACAGGTGGAGCCGTGGATGGCAATCTTCCTTTTAAAGCCACAGCCACAGGTCACACAGGCATACTTCCCGTTCTTGCATCGCAGCTTCTCGCATCCCATGCAGATAGTCGCTCGCGCCTGGATAGTTTCTTCGGTTGCTAAGATCCGGCAATCTTTTAAAGATGCTCTCATGGCCCCTAGAATGCTGCCTGCTTGCTCGAAAAGGTTCATCTCTGCCACTTAGGAAGCCCTCTGCGCGTCACACCAGGGCTGTTCATCCTGGAAATGACCCGAGGCAAGCAAGGCGCGATAGAGCTGTTGCGGCCCCACCATTTCAAGATCAATGCTGTATTTTTTTGCCCACGCATCTACCCACGGCACGCCAGCGGCCAGCCCGGTACATAGGTTGTATCCAGACTTCGCCCAAGCATTCTTCTTCGGTAGCGACTTGCCAAAAATGCGCCAAAGGATGAGGCCATGCCAAACCCAAAAAGCCATCGCTGCCCAGTCGTAGCTTTGCCCCGAATACCTGGCGAGCATGCCTTGGTAAATAGCCTCTTCTTCTTCGAGTGTAAGAGTGTCTTTAAAAGACAACGCATGTATCACGCGCCGATGCTTCTTAAACTCGCCGAACCACAAAAGTTTTGCGCCACCCGCAATGCTTTCAAAAACGATCCCTGAACCATTGGCCCGATCGTCGAAGCAAACAGCCATGTGGCTACAATCTTCGCCGAGCGTCCAGCGTATGAGCTTTGAGCCTGCTAAGTCTGAGGTAGCAAATATAAGCTTCATGTCTTCACTTCGTTCATGATGTAGTTGATGCCAATCGTCTTAGCGGATGCAGAGACGTATGTAATTTTCATCACCATGCCGACGTACAGGTCCGCATCGAAGGGGCTTGACCGAGAATAAAAGTCCTTGGGAAAATTCATCGTGTAACCGAATTGGTTCAACAAGGCATTCGGTACGCCGGAATATGTGCCCGCCGCGTCGTCGTATACGCGCAGTTCTCCCGTATCAAGAGCCTCGCTACCGACCAACTCTAAGCCTATGAATTTCACCCACGCGAATGTTGCCGTATAGGTCAGGTCATTACTGCCAGCGGCAACGGCAAATTGCTTACCCGTGTTACGGGCAAATAGTTTTTTGGTGCCGAATGTTTTGGCTGTGAATGCTGAGATAGTCGAAGGTATTGGCTTATTGCCGAGCGCTTGGTAGGTGGCCTCGAACGCAGTTTGATCTGCCCCGCTATCTTTATACACCGCGCAACGCAACGCCATCGGTCCATCAAACGCAAACATAAAATAAGTACTATCGGCTTCGACCCACTGGATACTAAGCGCTCGGGCATCGACAAAGGCTTTAAAAGATGTCCACGGTAGCTCAACCATCACTTACTCCACCGTGAATAAAATGAGGATATCAAACGACCCCACTATCGTGTTTGTCTGGCACTTAATCGTGACGCCTTGATTTTGCCGAATGGTAATCGGCTTCACGTCGCGCATGTAGTCAGAGTAAAAGGGGAAAAGTTCCGCGAGGCTGTGAATGTCTGCTTCTGAATCCGCAGTGCCCACGCCCCACTCATCCGAAGACATCTCCCATTTTCTTAGCTGCGTTGCGCTCTCGCCGGTTACCGTTGAGCCTATCCGTGCAGTGATTGTCCCCGCTAACGAATCGTTAGTGTCATGTGTCTCTGGTGTCAACAAAGTACCCGCCGAATGCCCGGTGATGCGCCTCAGCCCAAAGTCTACAACCACACCGGTGACGGAAGTATTCTGCACGTTCTTGAGTTTAATCTCGCGGATCTTCACGACTGACGCGCCCGTGTTCACGAGTGAGATCATACTTTTGTTGTTGCCAGGCACATCCGCAATCGCTATGGCAGCAAACGTCGCGAGCCTAGTCTGTGTCACGGTTACAACTTGGTCACTCGGTAGCACAACCGGCATTGAGTTTGCCGCAGTCGTCTGCCCTAGTGCCGCCGGAATGCCCGCGTCAATCGCTGCAAGCGAGGCGTTCCCCGAAGTCTGTAATGCCGCAGTTGATGCGCCCGCTGGCAACGGCAAAGACGCTGCACTTACTGGCTGCGTAGCGGGAAAGTTGGTGACGTTCGTCTTAAGCGAATCGCCGACGTTACCGACCGTAGTTGAGTCAGTACCACCCTTGAGTTTTATGTCATCCTGACCCGAGTTCAGGTCACTAAAGTCTTGTCCAAAGCCCATTACTTAGCCTTCCTAGGCTTAGCGATCTTCGGCGCTTCCGTAGGCTGGGCCTCTGGTGTCGGGTTCGTTAACCTAGCTTGCGACATATCAAAGATGTTGCCAGTGATCTTTGGGATTAGAGCTTCCATCCATTTTAATGCGATGGCTGCTTCCATGATCGCTTGCGCATTCAATCCTTTGAAACTTTCCGCACGGCCCAGCAACCCGATAACAACTCTAGCGCTGTTCAGGTCGGCATCGGTAAACGTGAGTCCCGAACCAGAGTCCAACATACAATCCCCCCTTAACGATTAGCTAAGTTCAAGAATCCGAAGGTCGCCGACACCCGCCGACATAACATGCTTAAGCGTGATAGCAGGGCCAATGCGCAAGCCCTCAAGCATTGCGCCACTTGCTAGCCGAAGGCCAGTGGAAGCGGTGACGGTCGAACCGCCCACAAAACAGTTACCTGCCAGATTTTGAAAAGTAAGATACTTGCGGGAAGCTAGTGCCGCTGGAAAGTTCGCGCCCGTCGTAGTCGGTGCAACAGCGGTTGAAAGCGCCGCTGTATTCGCAAGCGCGGCATCGTTAACGGCAACAGCACCCGAGATAGAAACCGTGGAACCGCTAACATCAACTGTGTCAGTTGCGAAAGCTAGGTCACGAATGTCGAGGTTAGTAGCAGTTACTGCAACGCTACCCGTGATAGAAACCGCCGAACCGGACACGTCGATGGTGTCAGTCGCAAAAACGAGGTCACGAATGTCGAGGTTAGTAGCGGTGACGGCCAGCGACGTGTTGCTGAAGTTTACTTTCAATGCGTCGGATACGTGGCCGATTGCTACGCCGTCGTCGCCTGCGAGTACATAAGACCCTACGGTTGAGGATGCAGCGAGGCTGTTTGCGTCGGTAACGTCATACGTTAGTTTGTCTACGCCAATACCCATGTGATTCTCCAAAAAAAGCTAAAAAGGTTGAAAGGACCCACCCCCGGTTTCGGGTCCGTGCCCCTATTCCTTTAGGTCCAGCTTACCACCTCTAGCCTTTGGCTCGGAGAAGGTGACTGGATATACAGTGTTACGCTTGAGTTGAAGATGCCTTCCTCCCAAAAAGACGCATTGGGCGTCAGGCTTGCGTAGTTCAATCCTGAATCGCCCGATGCAAAGGCATACTTGACTATAGCCCGGCCCCGATTCGTCACCCTGAAGCTCTTTATCGTGGCTAGGGTAAAGCTTGTCTCCGTGTTTGGCGTTGCACTTGTCGTCACCGTTGTATTTAACGCCGCTGTCGCCCCGCCCGGTGTGGTCGAAAGGTTACCTGTAACCTTAACCGCGCCGCTCTCGATTGGCAGGAAGAAGAACTTGTCTAGCACGGGATCATAACCCGTTACCGTTAGCCCCTTGTCTACCGCTAAGTCTGTATCTGAAAGATGTTTAACAAGGCTTTGGTCAATCGCCGACGCCGAGGTTGCCACTGCTGTGACATACACCCCGAACTCCACGTTCCCGCCTGCCACTAAGACTTCAAGCTGGGGTTTGTTGTGGATCTCGGTGACGAGAATCCGGTTCGTGCCCACCGCCCCTAGAACACCATGCCCGTCTAAGTCGAAGCGCTCAGGCGAATTCTCGTCGCCCGTTGTGGTGTCGAAGTATTTGACCTCAACCGTCGCCCCTACGTCCGCAGACTTAATAAACACCGACGATAGGAGCGAGTTGGCCCGCACCATCATCTTAACTCTGTAGACACCAGGGGCGCGGGTTTCTAAATCTAAAAGGGCCTTAGTCTCGAATACCCCTAGGAATACTGACGTTTGAGTTACTGCCACGCGAACACCTCTAATAGCAAGGGGGAGCTAGTTTCCCAGCACCCCCTAGATCTCGGGTTTTAGAAGTTCCAAGTCGCTGAATCTTAGAGTACGTTCCTACCTAAGACCACGGAAACTTCGGTCGCGCTTTGTGGCATGCCCTTAAAGTCGCCTCTCCACCAAGAAGCCAAGAGCCAACGATCACCAGGAGGTGTCGGGTCCATCGTAGCGCGGACACGGATGGGACGACGCACGCCCCACATAAACCGACTACGGTTAACTAGCATCACGCTAGCGAAGGTTGAAAGAGAAGCTGCATTGACGCCGGCGGCGGTCAAATCGTCGCGAGCATACTCGCTTATCACGATTGGAATACCATCGAGGGCCGCAAGCGCACCCCTCAAAATCGTAGCATTCGGGCCGAACTTCTCAACGGTCGAAACTTCCGGCAATGCCAAGAATTGGTTGTAGATCTTGCTCGATACGATCCAGGTCAGGTTGCGCTCGGACACGCCGAACTTACCCATTGCGGTCCGCATTGCGCGAAGGTTAGCAACCGAAACTGCTGCGGCTGAGAAGTTGACTGTTGCAGAGTTGGCCAGAGCCAACTTGCGAAGACCCTTCCAAGCTTTTCGTGCATCGCTTGCAGCGGTAACATCAGAGTCCATGTGCGTACCAGTGGTGTCGCCGTTCATGATTGCTGCTTCCCAAGCGCGGGCCTGAGCAGTAGAAACCTCGGTGCGGCACAGAGAAAGAATCTGGACTGCCGAGTCCTCGTTCAACTCTTCAGGCAAGCACATTGTTTCAACGAGCTTGGTGGCCTGGAGCGTTAGCTTCGAGGTGCCGAAATTCGCTGCTGCGAGGTTGTCGGCTGGGTCACAAGACTCAGGTTGAATACGAGCCTGAGTTACACTGTTTTGGATTGGCACATCAAAGGGGCTCGAAGGCATGTTAATGGTTTTGAACTGATCAACCACTTGGCGGTCGAGTTCAAATTCTTCGATAAATTGGCTTGACACCATGGTCGGAACCCATTCATCACCAGCGCCTGAAACCGTCGAGCCGAAAGCTTTCATCTTCGGTGCGAGAACATGCTTGGCATGGTAACTACCATCCAAGATGCCTTTAACGTGCCCCGCCATGTCACCAACGTCGCGTTGCTCACCGTGAAAGAGCTGTTGAGTCAAGCGCGAGATATCGAAGTCACTCTTCAATTCCCGAACCATGCCTTTGAGTTCTTCTGGAACATGCTTGTAGCGAGGATCGCCCGTGTTCGTCTCAAGAAGTTGCTTCACAGAAGCAGCCCCGAAATAACGAAGGCAGCGCTGCTCATCAGATGAACCGCCAGAAACACTAGTGCGTGAGCCAGAGGCAATCAACGCTGCCGTGTTCTCTTCGGATTTTCGTGCAGCGTTCTCGGCTCTTGCTACGCGATCTTCTAGTGCTCTAATTTCTTTAGCGTCCATCTAATGCAGCTCCTACTTTTTTTATTCTAATGAAAACTTAATACCCCAGGCTTTTCAAACGCATATCTAAGGTTGCTAACGTCTTTGCAGCATTTGCTTCCACGTCAGCATTATTTTTACTGCTGTCGGAAGATTCTGCTTGATCTTTAGGACCAGGGTTGTTTTCTAAGTTTACTGAACTTTGCTGACTTATGCCATCCATTTTGCTGGAAAGTTTCTGAATTTCGTTTATCAGTGCTCCCAAAAGTACGTTGGTCTGTTTTGCTGCCTCTAAGAAAGGGCTACCAAAATTGTCCGCAGCGTCCGCTGTCATAACCGCAGTGGTGGGCGCTTGGTCCGCTTGAGTAGTGCCATCTACAGACTTACCAGCTCTGCGTCGTTTAGCCCGCGCACCCTGGATCTTCTGGCGAATCTTGGCACCCAAAGCCCCTGCGCCCAAATACACGGCAACCGCTGCAATGTCCCGAGCCTCAGTACGCGCCCCCGCTGCTAAAGCCCCCAAAGCCATGCCTCCAAATACACCCGCCATGATACCCAAGCTTTTGGCCACTCTCCCTGTGCGGTCTGAGTCGCTCTGGAGCCCCACGGTCTGGATATCTTTCGGAGTTAGATTAGCAATTCTCTGATTGCCCCCTGGCTTCGCCTTACTAGGAGTCCTGTGCCCGGTGATACCACTTCCGGCCTCACCCTTTTGAGCCGGATCATCGTCAAGTTCTGCGTCGGTAAACGGAATTTCTTCCACAACCTTATTAGTCTCATCCTCAAGAAACTTATCCAATTCCTTAGCATTGGAGAAACCATCTTTAGCAAACTGGATAATTGCCGCGTCAACTTTCTGCCGAGCTGCTGGGTCAGTGACCGTTTCCTTAAGCACTTGATTGACCGCGTCTTCAATCTCAAGGCTAGGGTCCGCGTCCATCTTCTTACTTGCAGCGTTCACGAACTCCGCATACTGCAAAAGGAAGTTCTTCTGAAGCTCCTGGTCCATCTCTGGATCAGGAGTACCTTCTTCTGGTGGCGGTGCATTGGGATCTTCTGGTGGTTGTTCATCCTCTGGTACCGGGTCAGCCTTGAACTCCACAAGCCCTTTTATTTTAGGCATAACAAACGCTTCCTTTGCATCAAACTGTTTGAAGAATTTGCTGAAGACTTGAGCCTTAGAGGCCGCTGTTAGTTGACACTTGCCCTCTGCCTGGCACATCGCAATAGCTGCTGCCACAGCTTCGTCCTGCGGCTTACCCTCTTGCAGAAGCTTCGGCAGCTTATCGTTCACGCAGCTTTGGAAGTCTGCTTTCCTTTGAGCATTTTCTGGAGCATCTTCCGTTGCTTCTGGATCTGGCTCTTGGCCAGTTGCTTCTGCAGTAGTTCCACTCTCTTTGCCAGCGTCCGCGCTTTCCGTTTGGCTATCTTGCGCGGATTCGATTTCAATTTCTGTTGTGGTCGTTTCATCCGCAGCGTCCCCCGAAAGTTTTCCCGATAGGTCCGCAAGCACGGTGGCTTCATCAGAACCGTCATTAAGTGCTGCAAGCGCTTCCTCAAGAGTCGTCTTTAAATCAACGGCCTTGATAGCTGTAACAAACGCTTCGGCGACTGCTTTGGGGATTGGCTTGTCACCCGCGAGCATGTCCAAAAGTACGTGAAGACTAAGACCCTGAGACTTAGCAACATGAGCCATAGCATCACGACGCGAGGCACACGCACCAAGCTTCTCTTCGATCTCGATAGCAACCTTTGCTCCTTTAGCTTTCAAGATCTCCCCCTTCAACTGATGAAACGATTTAGTCGTCAACGACTTCTCACTAAGCTCGAACAAGGAATCTTGATTCATAGGCACGCCAACCACGCTAACTTCAAACAGCTCGGCCTTCTTGATCCGACGTACCGACTTGCCCTCGATATCCACCGAATCAGTCTCCTTGGGATTAAAGCCCACTGAGAAAGCTTTAAGAATGCGCTCCTCCACCAAATCACGGACCATCTTAATGCCCGGCGCTTGGCTGTTAGACATCTTCACCTTTAGGTAAAGCCCTTGGTCCGTAGCCTTAATCTCAATCGCTTTACCGACTGGCGTGCCCCCAAGGGTGTCCATACCGTGGTTGAAAAGAATGATCGGGTTCCGCTTAAAGTTCTCAAGCTCCCACGCATCGGTAGCAATGATCTCCGCGCCACGATCCACGGTTGCCTTATTTGCAAACCCCTCAATAAAAATGCCTGCGCTTTGTTGTTTAACATCAAAGGGCTCTGAACAAGATTTTTTACGAAGATTCAAATCGATATGCAGTTTCTTAGTACTCATTTCTTGGGTAACTCCAGGTTCTCTCCGGGGGGTATTATGAGCAGCGTACAACGACACCCGATTACTTCTGCGGGATCTCCAGACTTCAGATCACGAGGATGGCCCAAACCATTTGCGAAAATAGCACTCGCGTTAATGACATCGCCGTCAAGCCGCTGGTGACTATCACGAACCCGGTTGTCGCCAGCCGTGAGCCAAACCTTCTTTAGTCCGGGCATAACTTCGGCAGCGTTTCGCAAAGCTGCAGCTTGTCCGATGGAGACAGCGGTAAGAGTTTCGGTTCGAGCAATGGTTTCAGCTTTACCGGCCAACTCCTTCGGTGTTCCAAGGGCAGCAGCAACGCGCTTGATCGTCGCGGTAATCGACTCGCCTTCTGCCACGCCATTGGCAATCTCCTTCATGATACGCTCAGTATGTGTCTTACTTATCTGGTCGAAGGACTCCAGGCCCCTTGCTGACAAGGTGGCTAGGTTCTTCTCAGCATCACGAGCCCGAAGCGCCTGAATTGCAATGCGGTCCTTCGCGTTAAATACAACCTGGAGTTGTTGCTCATACCCTAGGTCCAAACTTTTGCTTAGGGTCTTGGCTATCTGCGTCTGCCATTCCTCCTCCCACTGCGCTGCAAGTTCGCGCTCGATCTTGCGCCTCAGTAGCGTGCTCTTGGAGGGGGCCTTCACGCTCACTATAAGCGCCGTTTTCTGATTAGCGCTTATGATGCTAATAGCTTGCTCTGTCATACCAACGAGCAAGCGAATCGCTGCCGCCGACAATTCGGAGATAGTGCTCTCCTCCTCGTCAACCAATTGCTTGACCGTCTTTGCACGAAACGCTTCTACGTCATTTGTGAAGTTTATCTTTGCGCTAGGTGAAAGGAGCTTCTCCTCGGCCTGCGGTCCAGCAAAGATCGTCAGAGGTGCAGGTTGTGCCCCAGGTGCCGCGCCAAACGCAGGTGCCCCCTTCGCCATTATAAACGGATCGTCTGCACCAGGTGCTTGTGATGGCTCTTGCTGCCATATCTGTTGCCGAACCTCGTTTACCGATAGCCCCGCCTGAAGCATCGCCACAGCAGTGTCAGCCTTCTTCTTCAGATCATCCTTAAGCGCTTCGACTTCCGTAAGATCGAACTGGAAAAAATGGTTTTCGCCTAGCTCCTTCTGAAAGAACTTGGTCAGCGAGCCCGAAATGAATCCCATCCCTGGCTTAAGCGTAGCCTCCCAAAAGTTTCTAAGTGCAACCCGGTACTCTTCACTTCCCAGCGAGCCAGCACTTTGCAAGCTAAGCTCATGCTTCGGCACTTTAAGCAGCCCGCAAATCGTCTCGCGGTTCAACTGAATATGCTCCAACAACTTCTGATCGCTCAATGAATGCGTCAGTGTCGTTGCTGTCACCCCCTTTGGTAGAATCAAGGTCCGCCGCTGGTTCTTCCGACCCTGATAAGCTACCTCGAAGCTCCTAAGCTGCCTTAACGCCACGTCCTCGTTTACCGTCCGGTCCAACGACAACGCCAGTCCGGGTGTCGCCTGCTTCAAGTAAAAGGCGTTAAGGTAATCGCTAGAGTAGCGATTGAACAGAATCGAGTTTCTACCTGGAAGAAACGGGCTCAAACCCCAAATCAAGCTCGACGGGTTCGGTCTACGCACATGGCAGATAGTCTTAGGGTCAAAGATCTGCGTCGTCTTTATTTCCCGCATCCCCGAGTCCTCGGAGAAATGGGCCATCGAGTATTGCTCGATCATGCCCTTGTCGCTGAACTCCATGTTCACGTTCTCGGTCGGTAGCGTAAGAATCTGGCCGCTCCTCGGTGCGTGCCACATCACTGCATTGCCCATAAGAAACAGCTCGACCGCCGTGTTGTACATCCATTGCGAATAGTCTTGCCACTCATTCGGCTGCTCAAGAAGCGCGTTCAAGGGGTGATCTGGTACTGGCTGAATTGACTCGCTCTCGCCTTGCGTGACCGCTTTCATCACGCGCAAGGGCTGAGCACTTAGCTTCGAGGCAATCAAGTCCACAATGATGAACACCCAGTCCTCGGAGAAGAACAGCGACTTCAAAGTGGAGTTATCCAAAAACGCCCGCGTCTCACTTGACCAAAGCTCGGAGGTTCCCCCTAGCTGCCCCGCCATATCCCAAGACTTTTCAGTGTAGTCACTCAGCTCGCGAACGAACTGAGGATTCAAAGGCGTCACTACTTTTGTTTTACTTGCCACCTAGTCCTCTTCCGCGATGTCTGCATACCATTTCTCAATGGTCAGCTTGGTGTTCGGTAACTCCTCAAGGAAATGTAGCCGGAAGTCCGAGGAATACTCTGTGGCCGCTACGTGCGCGAGCATTAGGCTCGATACAATGTCATCGTGCATCCCAGAAGGTGCCGAGTACCGAGCCGTGCCAAGCTCATTAGTCACGACTGCATAGCTCTCAAGCTCCCCAATCATCTCGGGCCAATCCGGGATGCTGATGGACTTAGTTTCAAAAGCCATCATGAGTTGGTTCACCATCGCAGCCTTGGAGCTGTTCGTGAACACCACGCCCTCAAATGGAATTGTAAGTTGAGCCATCATATCGTCAATTGCTTCCCCGACACCCGTGCGATCATGCTTGATATTTACAATTTTCTTAAAAAGCTTCGAAAATTTGTGTAGCTCTTTGAGCGCTTCTACATACCCAATACCCTGGAACCGCAAGAATCCGACCATCTTGGGCTTACCTAGTGCTACTGAAAGTGCTGTAATAACAGTGTAGTCTTCTTTCTTTGCCCAATCTATCCCTAAGAAAACTTCCAACGTGCTCGCTTCTGGGGCTACCCAAAACTGCACGCCGCCGTAGATGTCAAGCCTCGGGCCTTCTACGCAGTCTCTAAACCCAATGAAAACATTACCATCGTCCACAAACTCGGCCATGAAATACTGCCTGAACAGCCTGTCAGGCAAGGATCTCCTAGCTTCCTCAATTACTTTTTTGTCAATGAAAGGATTGTCCGTAGTCGGGGCCGTTAGGAATATTCGCTCCGGTTGCTTGCCGTTCTTAAAGGCCCACCTCATGTGCTCTTTCGCTTCCATGCACTCGCGGTAAAACCAATTCTTGCCCAAGGGCGTTGAGAAATACCCCTGTGGCCCCTTGGTAAACGTCACGGTCGTCTGCGCAGCCGCCACGGCCTCGTAGGAACACTTAGCTGCTTCGTCGAAGATGTTGCCCGAGATACCCGCACCCTCGAGCGAACTTGGGTTCTTGCAATGCCAGAACTGAAACTCCGTATCAAGGTACGGCATCTGAATCCGCATCATGTTGCCTTGAAACTCGGTATGCGGCGAAGGCGGCAAAAGCTTCTTGAAATACTCCATCCCCACCTTGGCCTGCTCATAAATCGGCGCGATCCAACGCCACTTGGTCCCAGGGGCCGCCAGCCCCGCCTGGCTCTGGCACACCGACGCACTCAAGGATTTTCCATACTTGGTCCCGCACGCCACGTATATCTTACGCAAGCCCGGCACTTGGAACGCACCCATGATCAAAGCTTGCTTCTTGGTATGCCCTTTTGGTGGCACCACCTCGACGCAAATCTCCTCATTGTCATGGCTCATTGTCCACCTCGCCCAAAGCTTCCTTGACCACTTCCTGCATCAAGGCACCATCGGCGCGGACCTCGGTCACGTAGCGCACCGCCTGGAGCTGCACATCGCGCTTCTCGACCACCTTGCCAATTGTTCGATCTAACAAAAACGACAGCTTGTTATGATCGCCATCTACCCCAGCCTTCATTATGATCGACAGCACAATCATCTCTAGGTTCGTTGGCCCGCCCGACTCCACGGGGATCTTACTCCACGCCTCCAACTGCGCGGGGGTTTTGTGCATCAGCAGCAGTTGCGAGATAACGCGCTTCACGTAGGCCGGGCTCATAACCTTAATCGCTCTGATCTCGGCAGGGAGCGGCGGGCGTCCTGCCGGGTTTCCCGATTTACCCGGTTTAAAAACCATGTTGATATCCTATTGTTTATAATAATCTTTAGATAAAATAATCCTAGGCCGCGTTCATAAAAACGCAGCCTATTTTCAATGCTACCCTAATCCCGCAACCTGATCAGCAGTGAGGTCTCCTACATAAAGCTTTTCTTCCAGCTCGGCACGAAGCTCACGCAACTCCTCCAAGCCACATCTCAGCGCACCCCAGACTTCTGCATAGGTAAGCTCCGGGGTTATTAACGCCAGGGTTTGTTTGTTGTAATGCTTGTCCATCTCCTTAAAGCAATACTCCAACTTCTTCAGGCCCTCCCCAAGTTGGGCGGCCCCCTCATGCCAGTTTCTTATATCGGCCTTAGCCACCAGTGGTTGACGAATCCCGTCGTCGCCCACAAACGTCACGAGTTTTGGTTTACGCTTTGACATGGCTGCCCCTCCTTATAGTTTGCTTCCCCCAGCGCTGCCTGTATCCTCTCGACCTCCCCCCAGTTCCTATCCGTGAACTCTTGCACGAGCTTACAAACCTGCTCCCCTTGGGATTTCCTCAGCACCCAGCATGCGTGACGGAATGCATCACAAGTTTCCGCATCAATTCGCACACTTAGAACTTTAGTCTTCATGCTCACCTCTTTTCTCTCCCTGTTCTAAAACCTGCTCTACACCAAGCGTGTTATACACACAAACAGTACATTACAAGCATTATTTGCTTACACTGTTTCTTCCTAGAGTTTTATCAGTGGTGCCGTAAAACCCGGCCATTTATGGCGGGGATATAAGGCACCCGCCCGAGCGCATGCGTAGCCTGCGCGAGTGCGCTTTCAATGGGGTGAGTCCTGTGACTGAATGTATCTCTTCACAATGTCGAGGGGCGCTCCCCCGCAAGAACCAGCGAAATAACTGGGTGACCACAACGAGTCGCCCCACAATGCTTTGCGAATTGCAGGATCGTTTTTTTGCCTGAGCAGTCGAGAAGAAACGCCTTTGAGGCTGTTGACGAGCCGTGCCACAGCTACCTTCGGCGGATATGTTACGAGCAAATGAACATGGTCTCGTTCGCCGTCGAATTCGACAAGTGTCGCTTCAAAGTCATTGCAAACCTCTGTGAAGATCTTCTTCATCTCGGTCAGAGTGTTTTTAGTAAAGACGGCGTGCCTATACTTAGTCACAAAGACCAAATGAACATGCATAGCAAATATGCAGTGTCTTCCCGTTCGAATGTCGCTTGACGGCTTCATAGACCAATGTATAACTGAGCATAGTTAAAAAGGGAAGTAAATGCTGACCTATTCCTATCGCATTAAAGATTCCGGGCCATCAGCTGTTGCATTGGGCGCAGCGGCTCGGTCAGTTAATATGGTTTGGAATTTCTGCAATGAGACCCAGAAAATAGCGCTTAGCCGTTTGAGTGCACGAGCCATAGAGCGTCAGGGGAAAGTAGTTTGGATCCCCAATTTCCTCTCGGCATATGAATTTCATCCTCTACTTAAGGGTAGTGGGAAAGAGCTAGGTCTCCATTCTCAAACGGTTCAGGCGATTGCTGAGGAATTCGCGACCCGTAGAAAACAGTTTAAGAAGCGTTGGCTGCGCTGGCGTTCAAACCGGAAAAGTTTGGGCTGGATCCCTTTTAAGGCATCTGGGATTAAGGTTTTGGGTGATGTGATTCAATATTGTGGTCACACGTTTCGGTTTTGGAACAGTCGGCCCATCGAAGGGGCTATTAGGTCGGGCTCATTTTCGCAGGACTCTCGAGGGCGATGGTACATCAATATTACGACTGATCACGTAGCAACTGCGGTGAAAGCTGAGCCCGGAGATGTTGGCATTGATCTTGGATTAAAGACTTTGGCTACCTGTAGTAACGGCAAGAAATTTGGAGCAGCGAGATACCTTCGTAAATTTTCCAGAAAGCTTTCCTTGGCTCAAAAGGACGGGAAATCCAAGCGAGTGAAATCGCTAAATGCAAAAATTAAGAACTCCCGCAATGACTTGAGCCATAAAATAAGCAACGAGTTGACACGTGATCATCAATTAGTGGTGATTGGCAATGTGTCTAGTTCGAAGTTAGTAAAGACGAGGATGGCCAAATCTGTCCTCGACGCGGGCTGGAGCCAGCTCCGTACATTCCTTAAATACAAAGCGATCGCGCGGGAATGTATGTACATGGAGGTGTCAGAGCACCTCACAAGCCAAACCTGTTCTTGCTGTAAGACACGGTCTCCAGCAGGCGCTCCGAAAGGGGTGAAGGGCCTTGGCATAAGAGAATGGGTGTGCGGCGTTTGCGGCGCGGTCCATGACCGTGACGTCAACGCCGCATTGAACATTCTCCGAATCGGGCATGATTCGCTAGGTCTGAAGTGATCTAGGAATCCCCTTCGTTCAGGGAGGGGAGGATGTCAAAAGTTTCCGCATCAATTCGCACACTTAGAACTTTAGTCTCCATGCTACACCCACTGTTCTTTCCCTGTTCTGTTACCGCAGTACGGCCACATACTGCATTTTTTTTTGCTCCGGTATGGTAACTTTTTTCTGTAATACCAGGGGGGTGTGTCTCTCTTGATACCGCATACCGCAAAAAGGGGGGGTCTTGATAGTTGGTAGAAAAAATGAAACAAGACATGCTTTACAGGCTTTAATATGCTTTACATGCTTACAAGCGTTACCTACTAAATCCACTGTTTCTTCCTAGAGTTCTATAAGTCTATATTGCGGTATGCAGTATCAAGAGAGATATACCCCCCTGGTATTACAGAAAAAAGTTACCATACCGGAAAAAAAAAATGCGGTATCATGATACCGCATTCGAGTATGGAGGGGCTTACCCCTTGGGTTAATTTAGGGGGGGTATCTCCACCCCCTGGAGTCCCTTTACCATCACCTTGCGCCCCTGGACCTCGACCCACTTAGCCGTGGCCCTTTCCTCGTAGGGATGTTCCCCCCAGACATCCCTACGCATCTTTGAGAGCTGCTTGGCGAACTTCTGCATATGGACTGGAATCCGACTCATAGCCTTCATGGCATCGCGGTAGGCTTCATAAAGGGTACGCGTGGGGAGAAAGTGCTCCTGGAAACCTCCATTGGTGTGAACCACCAGGTGCTCCTTGACCCAGTACAGTACCGAGTCATTCTCCAGCCTGTACTCTTCCAAAGACGCTTTGATCTTGGCTGATGCCGTGAATCCTTTCTGAGTCACGAGCCTTTTGTAGCCGGCAAGCGCCAAGTTCAAGACCCCTGGTAACTCGGCCCTGATCTTCTTACTGAGGTGGGGGTCATAGTTGGCCATGCCCTTCTCTATCAATTGGTTGAAGGGGACGATCAAAAGTCTGCGGTAAAATCCATGGCTGTTATCAGACGAGGTCGGCAGCTCATTGCATGTCAGGAGCAGCTTTGCGCTATTAGATATTTGGTAGGGGGCTTCTCTTGGGAGCCGGACTATGATCTTCCCGCCCGTCACCAGGGTCTTGAAGGTCTGGTTGTCGGACAGGGCTTTGGGTGAGGTTTCCTCAGAGATATTAAAAAGCTTCTTATCGAGCTGGGATAGGTTGTAGTGCTCATCGACCTTAGCGAGGTTGATAGTCGAGAAGTTGGCATCGCCTGCAAGGCCCTGCATGGCGTCTAGGAACGTGGACTTGCCATTGGACCCGTCCCCTGTCATCACCAGGGCCTTCTGTGCCCAGCAGTCATCGTTAGATAGGGAGTAGCCCATGAACTCCGTAAGGACCGCCTGGAGGTCCGTGTCGGCTCCCGTGACAAGCTCCAGCATTCGTTCAAAGACCGGAGCACGGGCCGTGGGGTCATAGCCATAGGGGAGGACATGCCGGAAGGCGATTTCCCGATCGTGGGGTCTAAACGCCATGGTGTCGATATCTAGGTAGCCATTCAGGAAGTTCATCTTGCGCCGTAGTGAGGTCTCCCACCAATCGACATCTATGAGGTTGTCGATCTCGACCCGCTGCCTCCACTCGCGCACGGTGTCCATCTTTGGCGTGGGGTCAAACTTCTTTCTGGCAAAGGATTCAAGCTCCGCTGCTTTCATCTCCACATAATGATTCACCTTCCAAACATAGCAGTGGCGTGATGCCCCAAGGATTTTGAAATGATAGTCGCGGGCAAAGTATTTGATGAGGTCTTCGTGATTCGGAACACTCTTAGGCTTGCCCTTGCCATCCAAGGTTATGATATGGAATCCCGTGGCCTCGGTGTGGATGTGCCCGTCCCCGCGCAAGTGGATCGGGCTTTGAATCTTCTTCCAGTGAACGCACTCGGTGCATTTGCCCCAGAGGTTTTGGATGGATTCGCAGGTCCGAGGCCCCGCTGCCTCAAGCGACTGGGTAATTTTACGCTCTGTAGTCTCGTAAGAATAACCCTGATGTCCCTTGGACATCTCATGAGACCGCTCGCCCCCAGTAGCGCCTTGCCCATCCAGGCGTGCTGTGATGGACAGGGCGGCGTACCAGGTTGGCTCGTCGATAGAGTTGGGGGATTCGTGGCAGTGCTTGAGGAAATTGCAGCCTGCTAGGACTGCGGAGGGGTCGTTGGTGGGATACTTCTGTTGGACTCTTCTATCGACTTGCTCTCCTGGCTTCACTATCGGTACGCCTGAGATAGCCTCTAGGTGGAAGTTAAGACTCTTACCAACTTGTCTTAGAAGCGTGGCGAATCTCTTGGGTTTATCCACCTTCCGGTTCTCGGTGCCTGGAAGCCGGAGGATGCGCCTGGCGTCGAAGATCGAGACATCGACATCACCAGGTAGACCCTGGAGTCTCAGCGCGTCTTCGAGCCTTCCGCACACGGCGCGGTAGTGGACTCTGTTGTTGTCAAAGAAACTCTTCTCTGTGATCTCGTAGTCGAGCCCGATTAGGTAGTGCAGTCCGTTGCCCGAGAGCACGACACCAGGATCTTCAGCGGAGATACCCAGGGCTTCACAAACTGGGGCGAGGTATCGCTCATGCTCCTCGACTTTGATTTTGTCAATATCAAAAGCGATTGCACTCATTGATTTAAATTCGCGTTTACCTTCACCGCAGTTCGCCACGGTATAGAATAAGTTCCAATGCTCACTCACCGGGATTTGTTTTAGAATCTCCTGGTGTCTCGCGAGCACCTCGGCCACAGTCTTCAGTTCAATATCAACTGGAAAGAGCTGGTCTTTAGATTTGATCTCTCCTGTCTTTCTGTCAACGTATGGTCTTAGGCCCAGGATTTGTATCATGAGTGTCTCCGAAAAAATTAGTCTTCGCTTGGGGGCTCAGCATATCTCTGGGAGCGGGGGTGGTGTCAATTGCAAAACGATAAACTGCTTGCATTTTCGCTATTGCGGGTGATATTAAAATTACAGCGTACAAGCAAAAGGAATAAAGTATGGACTGGGTACAATACGTAACAATTGTAATGGGCGGTCTTATGATTATTGCCGTGGTCAAGCGTGCGTTTACCGAGCCTGACGAGGATGCTTGGATGATGGCCGTGGTGTGCGGCTTAATGTTTATCCCATTTGCCAGGGTTTTAAAACTGATATGAACCTTGACCGCCTTTTAGAAATTGCTGTTCGAGCCCAGACGTATTCAGGCCCGTGCTATCACTGTGACCGTGATGAGGATGATGCACCGTGCACCTGCCTTGATGGCCTGGACGCTATGGAGTTGTTTAGAAGCGCAGTGACCCCAGCCCTGGTGATCTTGATGATTGCGAGGCTTGCTGAAAAGCCTCGCTACGTGAACGCTCAGTTGATCACGGACCCGGAGCACGCTCAGCAGTGGGGCGGGATTGAAGGAAAGCTGGCGGAATGAAACTAGACCTAGAACCGATGGACCCAATTTTAAAGGACTCACCATACTGATGATTGATTTGAAGCTTTGGGACCACCAAAAGAAAATCATCGGACGTGCCGTACCTGCGCGCCAGTATGCTTTGTTCGCAGAGATGGGGACCGGCAAGACGTGCGCTAGCATCCAGATTGTTAGGCAGTGGTGTGCAGGGCACGGGGGAGTTCTAAAGACGTTGGTGTTTACCCCGCCGACAGTACGCCAGGCTTGGTATAGGGAGTTCAATCAGTTCTCGCGGCTTGGTCCCCATGTTGAGGTGTTAGACGGACCAGGTGCAAAGCGCGTGAATCAGTTCAAGCACAGCGGTAAGAAGATCTTTGTTACCAACTATGAATCCTTATCCATGCCCGAGCTGTTCAAGTTGTTCAAAGCGTGGAGTCCCGAGGCTTTGATCTTTGATGAATCCCAGCGCGTAAAAGATATGAAAGCCAAGCGCACGAAGCTTGCGATAGAGCTAGCGGACCTGGCGCAGTTCAAGCTTATCTTGTCGGGTACGCCGATCTTAAATTCAGCGATGGATATTTGGGCACAGTTTAGAATCCTGGATGGGGGGCAAACTTTTGACAAGAACTTCTACGCATTCAGAGCCAAGTATTTTATTGATCTTAACGCTGGTATGCCTTCACATAAGCGGTTCCCTAATTGGCAACCTATTCCAGGTATTGAAAGCGTATTTAACGAGAAGATTTATGCGAAGGCTACGCGAGTCTTGAAGTCAGAATGTTTAGACTTGCCTCCGCTTGTGCGTCAGAGGGTCGAGGTGGAACTCGCACCCGAACAACAGCGAATGTATGAATCAATGAAGGAAGATTACATAGCTTACCTTGGCGACAAGGCGTGCGTGGCGTCGATTGCTTTAACGAAGGGCTTAAGACTCCAGCAAATTGTTTCTGGTTTCTGGGTGGATGAAGAGGAGAAAAAAGAACATGGCTTTAAGCAAAACCCCAGGCTCTTGGCGCTTGCTGAATTACTTTCAGAAATTGCACCAGTCAGTAAAGTTATCGTGTGGTCTAGTTTTCGGCACAGTTATGCTGACATTGCTGGCATTTGCAATAAGCTTGGGCTTGGTTATGCAGTGCTACTCGGAGGATTGACTGACAAGGTTAGGCAGGAGTCGATTGACAACTTCCAAGCTGATACGAAGACTCGCGTGATGATTGCCAACGCAGCAGCGGGTGGTGTTGGCGTGACGCTAACAGCAGCGAGCTACATGATTTATTACTCCAGGTCGTTCCACCTTGAGCACGATCTTCAGAGCGAGGCGCGGTGTCATCGCGGCGGGAGTGAGGTGCATGACAAGATCACGCGAATAGATATTGTTGCACCGGGTACGATTGATGAGGTGATTCTAGGGGCATTGGAGAGAAAAGAGAACCTGGCGTCTAGCATTTTAAGATTGAGGGAGCTGCTGTGAATCTTGGGGTTTTAGTAGCGACGTTGGCGGTGGTTGGATTTGTGGTGTGGCTGGTACTTCAGGTCCCAATGCCTCCGCTGTTCAAGAATATTATTCTAGGGGTTGTGGCGCTGTTCGGGGTGCTGTGGTTACTCCAGCTGGTGGGAGTTCATTTACCACTGACGTTGAGACTTAAATGAGTGAGCGGGAGGTAGTGGAGTTACAGCTTGTTATCGAGAGTATGCCTACCCTGCTTCCTAACCACGCGCTGTGTGGGAAGAATGCTTACGACTTGCTTAGAGACATTGGCGAGAAAAATAACGCACTAGCTATGGTGATAGCTGAGCAGCGGGCTGAGCTTTTTGAACTAAAGGCAAGAAACGAGGCGCTGCTTGTTAGTTACTTTTCTTACATTGTCAGAGCGAAAAAGGAGCCGACATGAGCATCATTGAACGCATTGCTGTGTGGCTTGTAAGAAAGTACGGAGAAGACCAGAAGGAGTTTTGTTACTGTCCCGGCTGCGGGATAGAGTTGTGCAGTTCAGGTGCGTGGTTCAGTAAGACCGAGATGGTTCGTTATAAGTGCATCCAGTGTGGTTCGATCTCGTGCTGGTTATTTGCAGTTCCCCACCCTATCCTTGTCGAATCAAGACGATTTACTACGTTCAAGGGAAGCTGCTATGACCACATTGCTGAACACGAATGCGCACTCACTACTCACCCTGGCAAAAGGATCCTTGATTGAGGCCGAGCACCATTTGTTTAACGGCCTGGTGTGGGCTGCGCACCTTGATGAATCGTTTTACGCAAAGTGCAGCTCGGCTCGGGTGGCGCTGGAAGAAGTACTGTTACTCATTGAAGAGGGAATTAAATTTTATGTCGAAGCCGGTGACTAACCAGAGAATGACATTGTTGAGAGGCCACGACACTGGATACACCAAGGTGTGCCCTCGGTGCGCGGCACGCCACGGTGATCAACCAGGGCTTGCAGGTATGCCCAGGTTGCTTGACTGGGTAGAGTGTGGGTTCTGCCAGGGTCGGCAGGTAGCAAAGCCAAGAGTAGAGTTTTGAAGTTATGTAGAGAGTGTGGGTTTGAGGAATACGTGGGCACGCAGTGCGAACTGTCGTGCCCAAATTGTGAAGCCTTGATGATTGTTTGTGCCCCAATAAAAAATGCTTGCACTTCTGATAGCACTTGGCTAGGTTGGGGTTCCACACAAGAAGAGGTATGCACATGGACGATTTTGTACAAGCAGTAAAAAAACTCTGGGGGCAGAAGGCTTTGGTCGAGGAGATGAAAGAGAACTTAGCCGTGGCCTCCAAGTTACTAGAGGGTTTAAAGATGGACGCCATGAAGGCGATGGAGGCGATGGAGCTAGATAAGCAGCACGTACCAGGGTGCGGCACGATTTTCCGGCAGAAGAATTTTTCTGTGAAGGTGCCGAAAAATCCTGAAGATAAAGAAGCACTGTTCAACTGGATTGCGGTGCATAAAGGCAAAGACGTGCTCGACAATATGATGTCGATTCACTCGGCCTCGCTCAACTCCTTTTATAAATCGGAGTTAGAGATTGCTAAAGAAGAAGGCAACGTAGACTTCGCGATACCAGGCATCGACATGCCGGAAGTTTACTGGACACTAGGGATGCGTAAATGAACCAGGACTTTGATACCCGTGATGATGGTGACGAGCATGTAGAAAACCACCAGCCCCCCGCTGGTGTAACCCGGCTGGAAATCCCAGTCATACAATATATGGAGCGAGATATGAGCGCAGTGATCAAGAGAGATGAAGCGAGTGTTGCGATGCTAGCTGAGTTTCAAGATCTGATGGACACCACGCCGGTAGATCGGAAGGACTTTTTAATACCGAAGCTACTGCTGATGCAGTCGATGACAAAGCTTGTGCAGGAGGAAAAGGCTAGGGTTGGCGAGATCAGGGGTTCGATTGACCAGAACAAGATCGCCGACAAGGGCGGGGCTATCGAGATCATCCCGTTTGCTGTGTATAAAACCTGGGTCACGTTGTCGAAGCAAGGCTCTGAGTTCTTGGGCCAAGAGCCGATCACACCCCAGAATTGCAATTGGCCTCGTGAGCAGGTTAAAGACGGCGTGGAGGTATCGAACTTCGAGACGCTGAACTATTACTGTCTTCTTCCTGAGGAGATCAGATACGGGATGTTCATGCCCTACGTCGTGAGCTTCCGGTCCACGAGCTACCAGGCTGGGAAAACCCTGGAGACGCACCGTGCTCGCCTTCAGGAGTTTGGGAAACCTTTGCCGTTTAAAACATTTTGGCTCGGCAGCTTGGCTAAGAAGAACGACAAGGGTAATTTCTACGTTTTTACGATTGCCGAGTCACGGGACACACTTGAGGAAGAGTTGAACGCAGTCAAGCACTGGCACAAGCTTGTGAAGCAAGGCGAGGCGAATGTTGACGAAACTGAGTTTACGAAAGTTGAGCCCGCATTCCAGGCGTCGGCTTCTGCTTACACGCCGCAAGATACTCGGTACGACGGCGATGAGTTTTAGCTTTGAAGTTTGACACTCGAATAGATGCGATCTTCGAGCTGGGTGAGGACAGGGTGGTTTGGTACGAGCGTCTGTACTTGAAATATTCAGCACAGATGTTTCCCGAGCTTCCCGCCCTTACTTTCAACGCCCAAGGCTTTATCTCCAGAGCCTTTGCAGGATTTGTAATGGGTTATGCTGCGGCGTTTGCTGAAGTAAAAAAGAACCTGGATGAAGCACACAAGGAAAGTTGAGACATGCAAGACCTTAACGTAGTTATTTTACAAAAAGGCAGTCACGAAAGTGCAGAGGCTGGGGTGTGTGCGATGGAAATCACAGAATAAATCAGGAGCAACCATGCAAGCATTCCACAACGACACTGCGATCAAAGAAAAGTATCTAACGCGGGTGAGAGCGCACGCCGAAGCGGACGAGATCATGAAGGGAAAGTACTGGGAGTTCGGGCGTGGTTGCGCAGTAGGTTGCACGATCCACAGCGATAATCATTCGGCGTATGAAGCAGAACTAGGCATCCCAAGAGTTTTAGCGCACTTGGAAGATGGGCTTTTTGAGCGCCTGCCACTGCCGCTAGCGAAGACGTGGCCGCTGCGTTTTTTGTCAGCGATAAAAGTAGGTGCGGATCTCTCGAAAGTGTGGCCGCTATTTGCAGTGTACTTGCTCACTGACGATACCCAGTGTGCGTCACAGCACCCGTCTTGCGCCCTCGTCGCTGAAGCATACACACGCGGGGTGCCCGTAAAGTGGAGTGAGGTTAGGCGCAAAGCCGCCTCCTCCTCCGCCGCCGCCGACTGCGCCGCCGCCACGTACGCCGCCGACTGCGCCACCTCCGCCGCCTACGCCGCCGCCACGTACGCCTCCGCCGCCGCCTCCGCCGCCTACGCCTCCGCCGCCTACGCCTCCGCCACCTCCGCCGCCTACGCCGCTTCCGCCTACGCGCTCTCTCCCTCTGCTTTCTTGCCCGAGGCGGGTGCCAGGGCAAAAGCCACGGCAATCGCGGC